TATCAGGTCTAGCAACGATTACTGCCTATGGCGTTATTCTTGGTGATAACTGGACTCCAGTACCACAAGACAATAACACTTGGACACCAGTTTCTACCGATAGCAATACATGGACTACTGTTTCTGGCGACACAAACACATGGACTCCAGTATCTGCTAATGACAATACATGGACAATTCAAGCGCAAGGAAGTAACACATGGCTACGACAAAACTAACTTTTGGTGAGTGGATGCCTGACCAACCTAGCGTGTCAGGTGCTTTAACTGATGCTAAGAACGTGGTTTCTTTGGCTATTGGATACGGCCCATTTCCTACGCCTGTTACATTTTCCTCTAGTAACGCTGCTGAGAATTTAACTTCTCTTTATGCTGCTAAGCAACCTGATGGAAACACAGCATTGTTTGCTGCTGGTCTATCCAAGATTTACACAGTAAGCGGTGTGGGCGGTATTACTCAAGTTAAAACAGGAATGACAACTGCTGCTTCCGATAGGGTTCGTTTTACTCAGTTTGGCAAGACAGTCATAACCACTAATAACGCTGATAGATTACAGGCATGGACACTAGGCACTTCTACATCATTTGCTAACCTATCAGCTACTGCACCTATTGCGAAGTTCATTACAGTTGTCCGTGATTTTGTCGTGGTTGCCAATACGTTAGAAACGACACAACAACAATATCGTGTTCGTTGGTCAGCTATCAATGATGAAACAGATTGGACAGAGAACGTAAACACTCAGTCTGATTATCAAGATATTCCTGATGGTGGACAGATTGTAGGAATCCGTGGTGGTGAGTTTGGTCTTGTTCTTTTAGAGCGAGCAATTCATAGAATGACCTATGTGGGTACTCCGTTTATATTCCAGTTTGACAATATTTCTCGTGGCAAAGGTTGCATGGTATCTGGCTCAATTGCACAATACCAAGGTGTAACTTTCTTTTTGTCTGACGATGGTTTCTATGTGTGTGATGGTCAAAACGTAACAGCTATTGGTGCAGAAAAAGTAGATAGGTATTTCTTACAAGATGCCTCTGAAGCTGACTATGCTTCTATGTCTGCTGCCGTTGACCCAATTCGCAAACTTGTAATCTGGAATTACAAATCTGTTAACGGAACTCGTAATCTAATAATTTATAACTTTAAGACACAGAAGTGGACTTATGGTGATGCGGGTACAGATTACTTAGCAGAAGCCTCTACATCGTCTGTAACGCTTGAACAATTGGATAGCATCTCTGGTTCTATTGATGCGTTAACGACAAGTTTAGACTCTCAACTGTATGTTGGCGGTAAGTATTTTTTAGGCGGTACTTTAGCCACTCGTGTAATGACTTACACAGGTGCTAGTCAGACAGGCGTTATTGCTACTGGAGACTTGGACATTGGTGCTAACTCAGTAGTAACCCTAGCTAGACCTATTGTTGACAATGGCTCTGCAACTGTGGCTATTGCTTCTCGTACCCTATTAAACCAAGGTGTGAGTTTTAATACTGCGGTGGCTGCTAGTTCAGAGAATCGTGTTCCATTGAGAAGCGCAGGTAGGTATCACAGGTTAAAAGTCACTCCTACTGGTGACAATTGGGATAACGCTATCTCTGTGGATGTGGATGTAACTCCACAAGGGGTTCGCTGATGTTTAGAAGCCTACCTGCTTTTGGTGGTGACCAGAGGGCTGTGGCAGAGGTTGTCCGTGGCATCATGGACGGAAAGACCAATAACACAGGAACTTTAACTCTTGCTACTGGTGGGGCTACAAGTACCACTTTGACAGACCGAAGAATTGGCCCAGATAGCGTAATCTTGTTTGTTCCTATCTCTAATGCTTCTTATGCTGATTACACCCCATATGGGGCTTTCCAGAGCGTTGTTGACCAGACTTTAGCTGCGGCAAATACTGCCTATGCAATGACTTTAGACACTACAGACGTTTCTAATGGGATAACTTTAAGCAATAGTTCTAGGATAAATGTCAAAAACGCAGGTGTTTATAACTTCCAATGGTCTGGACAGTTTCAAAATACAGACACCCAAGAGCATGATGTAAGCGTTTGGTTGCGTAAAAATGGCACAAATATTGTTGGTTCTACTGGACTTATTGGTGTTCCTAGTTCTCATGGTGGAATTGATGGGCATACAGTTGTCGGATGGAACTACTTTTTAGAACTAGCAGCTAATGATTACATCGAGTTATATTGGTCTGCACCAAGTACCAATGTTTCCTTACAGTTTTATGCTGCTGGAACTAGCCCTACCAGACCTACTACAGCATCTTTAATTGCTACCATGAACTTTGTTTCAGTAAATTCATTGACAAACATCTACGCTAGTTCTCAGGGACAGGGTACGGCTACGATTAGCCACTTTGCCAATTCAACAGCTAATAAGACGTATAGATATGCAATTATTGGTTGATTTTAATTATTTATGTATAATGGTTTCCGTGGATGACCCATCTCGGAATCCGAACTTTTAGGAGTAAAGATGGCAACTACTACCACATCCACAGTCGCACCAGAAATTGCACCATACCTGACGTATGGTCTGCAACAGGCATCTAACCTTTATGGTGCTGGTGGGCCACAATACTACACAGGCGAAACCTTTGTAGCACCCTCGCAGACTACACAAGCTGGCGTTCAAGCCTTAGAGACTCGTGCTTTAGCAGGTAATCCTTTAACTGGACTTGCTCAACAGCAATTACAGGGTACTTTGGGCGGTGCTTATCTGGGTGGTAATCCATTCTTTCAAGGTGCATTTGCCCCTGCTGCTCAAGCTGCTCAGTCTCAGTTCCAGAACACAATGGGCGACATTAGTTCTAAAGCAAGTCTAGCAGGGCGTTATGGCTCTGGTGCTATGGGTAACTTGCAGAATCGTGCTACAGGTCAATATGCACAAGCATTGACTAACACAGCAGGTCAATTAGCTTATCAGAACTACGAAGCAGAGCGTCAGCGTCAGCAACAAGCTATTGGTGCTGCGCCAGCATTGGCTCAAGCTGATTACCAAGATATTAACCAGTTGCTACAAGCTGGTCAGTTGCGTGAAGGTTACCAAGGTCAACAGTTGGGTGCTGACATTCAGCGTTTCAACTTCTTGCAAAACCAACCACAACAGAACTTGCAAAACTATATGTCATTGGTATATGGCAGCCCATTAGGACGAGTTGGTTCTAGCACAGCATCTGGTGCGGCTGACACATCTGCTTTACAAAAGGTATTAGGAACTGCTGCTACTGCGGCTGGTGTTTACAAGAATCTAGGTTCACCTAATTTAAGTTACATCAATCCATTTAGTTCAAGTTTCCTTGGTGGTAATGCACCAACTGCAATGAGCCAGATTGGTGGTGGCGGTGGATTTGGAAGTGGTGCTTATTATGGCAATCAAGACCTTATGTCTGCTTTTAATCCATAAGGAATAACATGGCTGGACTATTAGACATTTTTGGTACAGGCGGTGCAGACACAATGGGTCTGCTAGGTATGTCACCTGCTGACATTGCTCGTAATCGTGAAGACGCACAAGCACAAGCTTTGTATGCCCTAGCAGGACGTTTGTTCCAAGGCGGGAATACTGGACAGTCTATTGCTGAAGGTTTGCAAATAGGTCAGAAAGCCTATAAAGGCGGTATGCAAGGTGCTTTACAAGAGCAACTGCAAAATGCTCAGTTAACTGAGATGTTGCGTAAAAAGAAGCAAGAAGAACAAATGCGTCAACTTGCGCCTCAAATTTTTACTACGACAACTACGCCAGCAAAAGAAATGTATGGCGAAGACATTATGGGTCAGCAAGTTGGAGAAGGCGTAAGACCTGCTCAGACTACACGCACTATTGACACCAATAAGTTGCAAGCATTGGCAATGTTGTCTCCTGACCCATTAACATCTTTAGCAAGCATGGCTAAACTTGTTCCTGACTTGCGTAAAGCAGGGTTTATTGGTGCTAGTCAACAAGAAGACAATCCATTTGCTGTTTATTTAGCTGACCCTAGTTTGCCTAAAAATCTTAAACCAATTGTTGAACAGTATTCAAAAACTTGGCAAAACTTAGACCCTGCTGTTGTTGATGCTCGTGTAGCGCAAATTGGTCAACAATTGCAAAAGAATTCTGAGTTCCAGCAAGTTCAAGCACGAATTGAACAACAAGATAAACAACTTAATGCTTTTAAAGAGCAAGGTCTTGCACAAAGTGCTGAAGCTAAACAATTAACAGCAAGTATTGCGCTTGGTAATCAAGCAATTGCTCGTATGCTTGCAGAGCAAAAAATTGATGCGGCTAAGAATAAACCTTTGTCAGCAAGTCTACAGAAGTCTGAAGATGAAGATTTACAAGCTATCAACAGCTATAAAGCTACACAGAAAGAGTTGTATTCTCCACTTAAAGCATTGACTCCAGACCCTGTTACTAAGAAGCCAATGTTAGAACTTGGCCCTGTTCAGAACTTGCGCTATCAAGCAGCCAACTTAACTGGTGACTCAACCGAGGCAAGTCGTGCTTATGCAGACTTACAGTCATCAGTTAAAAATGCAGTTAACTTAAAAGTTAGTGCAGAAAAAGGCGTACAGACAGACAAGGATGTATTGCGTTTTGCTGATGCTTTGATTGCTGCATCTGGTAAGAATGACACTAAAGCAACATTGGAAGCATTGAAGAAATTTAATGAATCAATCGTTACTGCACAGGAAAATACAGTCAAACTCATTGACCAGCGCAGAAAGTCTCAGGGGGTAGCACCTTTATTTGGTGATACTGGTAGAAATGTTAATGTGAACTACTAATATGCCATATTCCATTACTACAAAAGACGGAATTACGATTCCAGACATTCCTGATGATGTTGCACCAGATGCGCCAGAATTAAAGGCAATGGTTGATAGAATTCGTGCAGGTCAAAAGCCTACCGAAAAGCCAATGGCTTCTACTCAACCACAACTATCTGCTGCTGATGTGGCGGTTAGTGCCGTCAAAAACTTCCCTAGTTCTGTTGGCTCAATGCTTGGTGATATATATCAAGCGGTATCTAGTCCTGTTCAAACAACTAAAGCAGTTTTAGACCTTGGTGCTGGAATATTGCAAAACGCATTACCAGAGCGTTTAGTTCAAGCTGTTGGTGAAGACAAAGCTAGTCGTGAATTAGCGTCTAAAGTTGGTCAGCACTATGTAGAGCGTTATGGTAGCGTAGAAAGTGCTAAACGAGCATTGGCTACTGACCCTGCTGGAGTTATGGCAGACCTATCTACTGTGCTTACTGGTGGTGCTATGTTGCCTACTAGGGCAGCACCTGCATTAGCTACTGCGGCTCGTGCTGTTGACCCTTTGATGTTAGCGGCTCGTACTACTGGAAAAACACTTGATGTTTTGGGTGGTGCTACTAAGGCTGGTCTTGGATTGCAAACTGGCGTAGGTTCAGAGGCTATTGGTCAGGCTTACCAAGCTGGTAAAACTGGCGGTGAAATGTCTGATTTGTTTAAGGCTAATTTGCGTGGTGAAGTACCACAATTAGAAGTTCTTGATGCTGCCAAACAAAATTTAGCTGAAATGGCTATTGAAAGACAGCGCATTTATCGTGAAGGCATGAAGAACATTAAGGGCGATAAAACCATTCTTTCGCTTACTGGTGTAGATAACGCTGTTAAACAAGCCTTAAATAAGATTACTTTTAAAGGTCAAGTTAAGAATGAAGTTGCTTTTGAAAGGTTGTCAGAAGCACAAGCTAAAGTAGATGCTTGGAAAAAACTAGACCCTGTTCAGTTTCATACGCCAGAAGGCTTAGATGCTTTGAAACAGCAGATTGGCGATATTCTTGAGAAGATTCCTTACGAGCAAAAGACTGCTTTAAATTCAGTCAATGAAGTCTATAACGGAATTAAGTCTGAGATTGTTAAACAAGCACCAACTTATTCAAAAACAATGAAGTCGTATTCTGATGCAACAGATACTATTCGTGAGATTGAAAAGGCTTTGTCTCTTAACAACAAAGCAACAGCAGACACAGCAATGCGTAAGTTGCAGTCTTTAATGCGTAACAATGTCAATACAAACTATGGTCAGCGTTTAAATCTTGCTAAAGAACTTGAGCAAGCTGGTGGCAGACAAATGATGCCAGCATTGGCAGGTCAAGCACTTTCTGAGTGGACACCTAGAGGATTGCAAAGAGCAACTTCAATTCCTACTGCGTTTTTAGCGCAAGGTGTTGGTGGATTGCCACTTGCAGGTCTATCTTTGGCTACTTCATCTCCTCGTTTGATGGGAGAAGCTGCTTATGGTGCAGGGCGTGTTGCTAAAGGTTTGCTTGACGTACAGAACAAAATGCCAGACATAGACTATCCAACAATGTTTAACTTGTTGTATCAGGCTGAAAAACCAACGAAAATTGATTTAACTGGAATGGCTAACCCCGACTAAGGACTGATATGCACCACTTAGTCTATGTCACTACAAATATAGAGAATGGAAAGTTCTATATTGGTAAGCATAGCACCGCAAATTTGAATGACAATTATTGTGGCTCTGGTGTATGGGTGTTAAGAGCAAAGAAAGCAAAAAGGAAACTTTTTACTAGAGTAGTTAAATCTTGCCAAACTGAAGAAGAAGCATACAGACAAGAGTATGAAATCATTGTTGGTGCAAAAGAATGTTGGCCTGATTTGTGTATGAATATATCTGATGGTGGTGTTGGATTTTCAACATCATATCCATTGGTTAGAACTGGTGAACTAGCACCTATGTATGGGAAAAAGCATACAGAGGAAGTAAAGAAGCAAATTGCTAAAACAATGTCTTATCGTGCTGGTGAAAACCATCATATGTATGGCAAAAATCACAATGAAGACACTCGTAAAAAAATGTCTGAAAGCCATTTAAAAATTGGTCATTTGCGTGGTAAGAAAGTAAAATGCTTAACAAATAACGTTGTTTATGGCTCACTTGCAGAAGCTGCAAGAAATGTTGCCATAAATTCAAAAGCCAGAAATAACATTAGAGTTGCAATTAAAAAGAATTCTGTTGCTTATGGTCATAAATGGTCTTTCATTGAGGAATAGATATGCCACGTACAAAAATCTCGGAATTTAGCGCAACCCCTGCTAATAACACAGACATAGATTCTATTAACATTGCAGAGGGCTGTGCGCCTTCTGGCATTAACGATGCTATCCGTGAGTTGATGAGCCAACTAAAGGACTTCCAGACAGGTGCTGTTGGTGACTCGTTTAATGGGCCTGTAGGTTCTACGACTGCCTCCACAGGTGCATTTACCACTCTGTCAGCATCTAGCACAGTCTCAGGCACAGGTTTCTCTACTTACCTAGCAAGCCCTCCAGCTATCGGTGGAACTGCTGCTGCTGCGGTATCTGCTACAACCCTAGCTGCCTCTGGTGCTGTAACCCTCTCTGGAGGCACAGCAAACGGAGTTACTTACCTAAACGGCTCAAAGGTTCTGACAAGTGGCTCTGCGCTTACTTTTGATGGGACTAATTTGGGGTTAGGAGTTTCTTCACCAGCGGCTAAGTTTGCTATTAGTTCAGGGACTACTGACACAAGAATGTACATTCAAAATACCGCTACTGGAACAGCGGCTGGTAATGGTCTTGGTTTGTTCATGATTAGTACTGATTCCTATATGTTTAACTACAATGGGGCAATACTTTTTGGTGCGTCTGGTTTTGAAACAATGCGCTTAACCTCGACAGGTCTGGGTATTGGGACAAGTTCGCCTAGAGCAAAATTAGATGTAAGCGGTAGTGTTCTTGTTGGTACATATCAAACCTCGACAAACTATGCGCCTTTAAGCGTAAAAACAGCTTCAACAATAACAACACCAAGCACATTTACAAATGCCATTAGCATTTGGAATGGAACAAACGTAGGTGAGTATTCAAATATTACTTTTGGTTACAACACAGTAGGTGTTACCAATGCCGCCGCTTATATGGGGTATGTATCTACATCTTCAACAGACCAAGGTAAAGGCGCTTTAGTCTTTGGTACAAGAGATGTAACATCAGATACTGCCGCAAGTGAACGTATGCGCCTCGACAGCGCAGGCAATTTGCTTGTGGGGACTACAAATGGCGGTGGTCAAACTGGTGTAGGAATATTTACTCAAACAGCGGCGGCATCAGATTGCTTAACAGCCAATGCAACAAGTGCAAGTTTTGTTTCTTCAATTTTAAATATTAGAACAACAAGAAATACAACCAATAACACATTCAAGGCTATCCAATATTACAACGATGGCGCTACTGCTTATAAATTTTATGTAATTGATAGCGGTGCTATTTATTCAACAAGCACAACCATTACTTCTATTTCAGACCAAAGATTTAAAGAAAACATTAAAGACATTGATGTTGGACTTGATGCTGTTATGGCATTAAAGCCACGCAGATTTGATTGGATTGATGGTAAAGGCGAAGATAGAAAAAATGCCGTAGGATTTATTGCACAAGAGATGCAAACAGTATTGCCTGATTTAATTTCAACCTATGAACAAAGTCCTGAAGATACAACTGAATATTTGGCTATTCGTCAATCAGATTTAATTCCAACTCTTGTAAAAGCCATCCAAGAACAACAAGCAATCATTGAATCACTCAAGGCACGACTTGATGCCGCTAATCTTTAAAAGGAAACTAACATGACTACTATCACTTGGGGCATTAACACTTTGGACAGAGATGTTGCAACTGGGTTCGTTCGCACGGCTCATTGGATTTGCAACGCAGTAGATGGCGAACACACAGCATCCATTTACTCAACAGCATCATGGGCAGATGGCACAGTCAATATTGCTTATGACGCATTGACTCCTGAAACAGTTTTGGGATGGGTCTGGGAATCTGTTGATAAGACTGCGACTGAAGCGGCTTTGGCGGCTCAGATTGCTTTGCAGAAAGCACCAGTAACGGCATCTGGCACTCCTTGGAGTCAAGCATGAAGCTAGAGTTAGACGTTAACGAGATTAACTTTATCTTGCAGACTCTTGGCGAGTTACCAAGCAAGTCAGGCGTGTGGCCTCTGATTCTTAAAATCAAAGAACAGGCCGAAACTCAGTTACCTAAAGAAGTACCAACGGAGTGAGTAATGGAAGACCAAGTAACCCACTCGCAAATCTACGAGAGACTGCTTGCAGTTGAAAGTAAGGTAGATGAAATAGACAAGAATACTAAAGGTCTTGTAGAGGCTATAAAGGCTCTTGATGGGGCTTTTAAGGTCTTGGGATGGGTGGCTTCTGCTGCCAAGCCTATTCTGTGGGTTGGCGGTCTAATCATGGCGGCTGGTGCTGTTTGGCAGACTTGGATTAAAAAATGATGGATTGGCTAGAAGCTATTGTGGCTCTAGCCTTTCTTTTTTGTTTCGTCATGTTTTGCGCTCATGTCATTCTTTGGGCTATGCCGTGAAATGGCTAGTAGCACTTGTTCTCACTCTCTCACTTCAATCTACAGGTCAAGACCTATGTAGTGTGCGTGAGTTTTATGGTTTTGCTTATGGTACGCATGACCCAACTGAGCGACATAAGAAAATGATTGATTGGCTTACAAAACGTCAAGAATTATGTAAAAGTACCGACTTTGTTGTAATTTGGAATAATTTGAGTGAATGGGCTGGAACTGCTGACTCGCATGAAATAAGAGCTTTAGTAATTCATGGTTACAAGATTGCAATCCAAAGGGAAAAGAAATGATTGATAAGATTCGTTTATTCCCAATGGTAGATGCTACTGGCTATCCAGATAAGACTGATGCGACTAATAGAAGAATTGAGAAGCACCAAGAAGAACAACGTGCCACAGTACAGATGACAATAGCAGAGCGAAAGATTGATGAGCTTCTGATGGACTTGTATAACAAGAAAGCTGAACAACAAAAGCTAAGACTTGAGATATTCAATAATCGTAAGTTAGATGTGTACGTTTAGAGGTAAAAATGGAACATAACCAAGATGTCGTGGGTAAATTGACCTATTCTGTAACCTTGATGGTGGCTTCAACCCTTTGTTTATCAGTATTGGGAATGGTTGTTGCTTTTCTTTTGGGCTTATGGGCAAAGGAAGTAGATAACGCTGAAATCTTTGCCATGCTTCACCCTGCTTTTCAAACCATCATTGGTGGCTTTATTGGCCTATTGGCGGGTGTCAAACTGTCGCATGGTGACTCTCACCATAAATGTAAACATTGTGAGGAATAATCATGCTTGATATTCTTTCTGGTGGTTTATTAGGTTCAATCTTTGGTGGCATCTTTAGGATGGCCCCAGAAGTTCTTAAATGGCTTGATAAAAAGAATGAGCGTGAGCATGAACTTAATATGTTCAAGTTCCAATGCGACTTGGAGGCTCAAAGAGGCGCACAGAAACTCGCAGAAATAGGCGCACAAAGAGAAGCCGCAATTGACGTAGGCGTGATGGATGCTTTCAATAACGCTATTACACAGCAAGCAGAGATGGTTAAGGCAGCAGGTGGATGGGTGGCTAGCCTTTCTGCTTCTGTGCGTCCTGTGGTCACCTATTGGGTTCTGTTTGTTTGGTCATTTATCCATGTGTGGTTTGCATGGAACGCATGGTTAGCAGGTGCGCCAGCTACAGAAGTCTTCAAAACAATGATGACACCAGACTTTTCTGCTTTGCTCTCAGGAACTATTAACTATTGGTTTCTTGATAGAACTCTGTCTAAGCGTGGCATATGAACTTAGAACTGGCTGCATCTTTATGTAAGCAGTTTGAGGGGTTTAGAAGTAAACCCTATCTTTGCCCTGCTAACGTAGCTACGATTGGTTATGGCTCAACCTATTATGCTGATGGGCGCAAAGTTAACCTTGCAGATTCTCCAATAGATGAAGAAAATGCAAGGATATTGCTAATGTATGAATTGGAACATACCTATTTACAGGGTGTTTTGCGTAACTGTCCAATACTTATAACGGATGAGCGTAAGTGCAATGCCATTGTAGATTTTTGCTACAACTTAGGCGTTGGAAGACTCCAAACTTCTACTCTCAAGCGAAAAATCAATGCCCAAGATTGGGAAGGTGCTAAAGAACAATTGATGCTGTGGAACAAAGGCGGTGGTAAGGTTCTAGCTGGCTTGACAAAGCGTAGAGTTGCTGAGTGTGCATTATTAAATTAAAATGTCATAATATCCATATAAGGTGTTGATATGTCTAATATACCTACACCAGAAGACGCACAAATCTTTGCACAAAGTGTCAGAAAATGGCAGCAAATTTTGAGTTTGGGTGATTGGCGAATTGAGAAGGGTAGTAAACCCGCTAAAGAAGCAATGGCTTCTGTGGAGTTTAACCAGACCGCTAGATTAGCTACATATAGACTTGGTGACTTTGGTGCTGAAAAGATAACACCAGATTCGCTAGATAGAACTGCGCTACATGAGTTACTTCATGTGTTTCTTTATGACTTGATGTGTGTGGCAACAGACCCTAAATCTTCTGATGAGGAAATAGAGATGCAAGAGCATAGAGTTATTAACTTGCTAGAAAACTTACTCTCTAAGGATTCCAATGGGTGCTCATAATGAAACGTGTACGGATATGGAGTTCATCCAACTTTGGGAGAAACTTCAATCTGCAACTGAAATAGCCAAACACCTTGGAATTCCTAACAGGGCAGTTCATTTGCGTAGAAGGTGGATTGAGGATACCTACAAAGTAACCCTCATAGCAAAAGACCATCGTGGTGCTAACTATGCCGCTACTAGACCAAAATCCTTCTCTCCTTTAAGACAAGTAAAACTTGGGATGTTGGACTCATGTGTAATTGTGTTCTCAGATGCCCACTTCATTCCTGCACAACGTACAACGGCATTTAAAGGGCTTCTATGGGCTATCCAAGAGTTTAAACCTCATGCGGTGATATGTAATGGTGATGCGTTTGATGGTGCGTCTATATCTCGTCACGATATAACTGACCAACCACAGACTTCTGTTATCCAAGAGTTAAAGGCTTGTCAAGGTGCGCTAGGTGAGATTGAGGAAACTGCTAAAGCAGCAAGGCACAATGTAAAGCTACTGTTTACATGGGGAAACCACGATATTCGGTTTGGCAACAGATTAGCTCAACACGCACCACAATTTAAAGAAGTTCAAGGATTTAAGCTGACAGACCATATCCCAGATTGGGACTTTTGTTGGGCAGTATGGCCTACAGATAACGTAATTGTTAAGCACCGATACAAAGGTGGTATTCATGCGACTCACAACAATACAGTAAACGCTGGTGTATCCGTAGTTACTGGACACTTGCATAGCTTAAAAGTGACACCATTCTCTGACTACAACGGATGTAGATACGGAGTAGATACAGGAACTCTGGCTGAGACTGATGGGCCACAATTTACTTATGCCGAGATAAACCCAAGTAACCATAGGTCAGGGTTTGCGGTGCTGAACTTTTTTAATGGACAACTACTGACACCTGAGTTAGTCCAGAAGTTTGATGAAGACCAGATTCAGTTCCGTGGAGAAGTCATTGATGTAGGTGCGTTTTGAGTGCATGGCTCATAATTGTTACTGGTGCTATCTACGCCTACATAGCTGGCGAACAACTATGGAAAGGTAACCCAAGCATGGCAATGGTGTACGCAGGGTACAGTTTTAGCAACGTGGGTCTTTACCTGTTGGCTAAGTAGCATCTCTCTGGAAGACTCCGTTAGGCAATAGTATGCCCTTGCGATTCTTAATCTGGTCATACGCAACTTCCATGCAGTTTACTAGGTTTATGTCTTGCAGCACACAATAATTGATAAGACAGACCATAACATCCCCTACTGCGTCTATGACTGCTTCCTTATCGTGCTTAATGGTTGCGTCAGCTAGTTCACCCATCTCTGAGACTGCTTTGAGTAGTTGAGACTCTGGGTTACTGTTAGGAATAATCTTTCTAGCTTCTGCCCATTGGATTATTTTCATCTCTATATTTGCGTATGACATTTCTATCCTTTCGAGTTTGCAAATTCGTACCACATGACATAAAAGTCTTTTAAGTAATCAAGACCTTCTCCTATCTTGACGCACTTACCAAGAACAACTTGGAACACATCTCCAACTTCTGTTTGTTCTTTGTCTGTGTTACCAATGATGACTAACACAGTAAATTTAGGAACTTGAGCAAAAGCCTTAAGTAGCAATTGCTGACCAGTAGCCATATTTTCATTAGGTTTCTTCCACTCTCCAATTAGGAAGTGTCCTTTTCTCTCGCAAATCATGTCTATGTTACTAGGCAAGAAATGCGAGTTACTAGGAATCAAACCTTGGAAATCACGGAAGTCCGTATGGGTTGCATACGGATTTCTCATGGAGGTGATGGTACTCATTGCTCGTCCGCAAGCCGAAAAAGCCTTTGCACAACTTTCCCCTCGTAATCAGAATGGGGCGTCTTCATCAAAATCTTTTGGAGAACGCTTTGTAGGCGATTTAGCTTCTTTTTGGTCTTTAGCTTTGATAGACAAGGACATGAATTTAGCCCCATCTTTGCTCTCTTTTAACCATGCGCTAATCCAAAAATCTACACCCTCTACGTTAAGTGACCCTTTGTAATGAGGAAACTTCTCATCATCTCTGCGCTCATTCTTAAATAATGCGCCTCTGTTTTCATTATTGTATTCCATTTATAACTCCTTAATTACTTCGTTGTGTGTATGAAATTCTTTTGCTGCACAAACAT